TTGACCATCTGCTACTGGTATTTCTTCTTTTGATGTATGAGTTTCTCCTACAAACATAGGATATATAGGTTTACCATCTACGATTGAACCTAGTTTGTTCATTACATAAACATCAATCCAAGACTTTGTTTTACCTTTGACAGTATTCTCATAGTAAGTACCTAAAAGATTCTTTTTGTTTTCAGCTTTGTCATTTGATACATAATTTTCGACGTCGCCATCTTCATTCTTTTTTTCCAGCATACCTGATGGCTGAGTATAGAAAAACCAGTTATCAGGTTTGACAAGCATCTTGATTTCTTCTTTGGGAATATGATCTGGTACTGGAACTTCACCAGACATTATCGGCCACCAATGATCTTCTTCAGGTGCGTTAGTATCACAGATTATACCACTCCAGCTTGGACCACCTTCACGCATTGAAGGAAATCTTCCAACTCTCATAGTACACGCATCTATTATTGACTTGGGTATCTCCCTTGCTTCGTTAACCCAAATGCCAGTAAGTTCAAGTGACAATAATTTCTTAACATCTTCAGGTCTATCAAGTGCTAGGAATATAACTTCAAGTTCTATATCTCCTTTGCTTATAAGATGAGTATATGGAACTTCCCATCTAAACTTTCCCCAAGTGTTTTCTGGAAACCAGTCTAGCCAGGTCTTGATTGTTGTGGTTCTAAGCTGGGGATTGGTATTTCTAATAATCGCCCATCTCGAACGACGAATACCTTTGTCATTTTTCTTTTGTGCCAACGCTCTTCTAAAGACCTCGACACAACACGCCACCGACTTTCCACTACCAACTGGACCACGCAGTCCTCTAAAGAATGAGTCATCTCTCATAAACTCCTTTAATACTCTGCCGTCAGGTTTATATTTAAATGTTGTCAATGTTGTTATCTTTTCCAGCTTTGAGTAGTTGTTCAACTGTAGCTGGACCTATTGTTGCTATCAATTTATCAGCTTCCCTATCAGACTTATTCTCATTAGGAACATACTGTAGGTGAACTTTCTTTACAATAGTTCTAAGTAATCTTCTCTCTTCAGGCTTTAAAATGTGTAAGAAACTCATAGTTCTCCAGTTCTTTTTAAATAAAATAAATATCCAATATACATTATTACACCACCAAGTATTGTACAAAGCAAAATTATTCCAACAATGTTTACTACTCTAGAACGAAACTCAGCTTGAGCATACAGTTGTTCTTGCCTTTGCTTTCTAATTTTCGTTTGCATCTTTAATAAATCAGCCCAAGCATTAGGACCGTGAACCATATTTATCCAACTGCGTAGTTCATCTTCCATTGCTTCTGCTTTTTTTTTCGCGGCAAATGCATCCATTGCTTCTTGTTCAACACTTGATCCAGCAAATAATTTCTTAAAAAGAGGTGGATTCTTTGACATCTTCTCTGCTTGGTTGATATCAGAGACAGCACCCATCCATCTTCCGATATCACTATACATAGATTCCACATCTCTCGACGCTTGAAATCCTCGTTTTATAACATTGAAAGCAGTACTTGCCGTCGCCAGAGCAGTAATCGGATCCACAATTATCCCAGCAGTGATCTTATCTGTGACATTATTCCAGTAAATCCACTACCTTGTCTTTTCTTTCTTCTCTTAGAAAGCTCAGTAAGTAAAGTATTTTGTACTGGTTCTTTAGTAACAAGGTCTAGTTTTGTTTCTTGTGGGTTGCTCATATTATTAATAATACCAGCTTGTTTTTCTTGGAAAGGAGTTAAACCTTTTCTTGTAAAACCTTTTGGTCCAGCAGTATCAGGTGTCATATCAATCAAAGAACCTTTACGAGTGAAACCTTTTGGTCCAGCAGTTCTTGCATCTCTTGAGCTTTGTACTCTTACAGATGATGGATCAGTTATAGCTTTCATTCTTGTGTCACGACCAGCTAGTGTAGAACCAGTGATTGGGTCTTTATAAATAGTGCCACCCTTTATTGTACCACCTTTGATTGTAAACTTAGTCGGACTCTTTGGCTTTGAAACTGGAGGTGACATCTTTGCTTTTGTCGTCGTCTTAACAGCATTATTTATTTTAATATTTCTTTGAACAGCAGATGTTCCTGAAGGTTGGCTTTGGTTATCTCTTGGGTCACGCGTTGGAGAACGACCTAGTTTATCTGCAAAAGAATGTTGAGGACTTTTTTGTATTGGCTTAGGCTTTGTTTTAGGAACAGATGTTTTACGTTCTCTATCTTTACGAGCTTGTGCATCTTTTTTAGCTTGTGCTTGTCTAGCTCTTTCTTTCTCTTGTCGTTCTTGTTCTTTTTGATCAGACCTAGATTCTTGTGCTGGTCTGCTTGGTCTATTACGACTCTCTTGTCTTGCTTTATAAACACCTCTTGGTGGCATATTAGTTCTCCCTATTTCTTGTTGATGTACTCTTTGGCTTTGAAGGTAAGCCAGCTAAAACTGAGTTTGTAAGTTTAGATTGTCTTACAGATTGTCCTTCACCTATGTTCCAATCAATAGCTAAACTATTACTTGTCGTTGGGTCTAAAGGACTTCTATCTTCATTCTCAGGAAGTAGAATACCACCAAGCATCCTTGCTGGTTCATACAATCTCCCACCCTCACCAGTGCCAGTAAATAAATTATATGCTAACTGTAATGCAACATCTGTGTAGCCAACATTTACTTTCTTTGAATCTTCTGTCAGTACACCATCATCTGTGTCAACAAACTTCTTTCTTGGATGAAAGTCATAAGTGTCTATAACATTATAACCATCTGCTGTCCGTCTTACACCAAAGCCACCAAGTATAGTCTTGAGTTGTTTAGATGGACCTTCTTTATTATCTTCAAAGATAGACTTAGTTTGAAAAAATTTATTTATATGTTCGTAAGTAAACTGCTTATATGTTCCCTCGTCGACGTCGCCCATTTGATCATCAAGAAATGATTGAAGTGCATCTTGAGTGTCCTGGCTTAATGTACTCATCTTGAGTTCATCACTATCCATAAACTCAGGGAGAAATGCATTGGTTATAGCTTTTAAAAATACTTTAGTATTATCTTTCATACTCTAGCTTATAAAGGAAAAAAATTATAGTAAGCAACGCACAAACCGAACCTTTGTGAAATAAATGCGAGTGAGGGAGGAGTAACAGAGTAGGTTGCCGACTTTTTGACCCCCCTACTACTAGCTGAGGTCGATCTGAACTTTTATTTCTCCAGCGTGTAGGTGCATATGTTTATCAGGTGCTTTGAATCCAGCACGGTCTAAGATATCTTTACTAGCTTCTAGCTGAACATACTCACTCTTAGCACCTGAAGCGAGCTTAACGAGCTTGGCACTGGCTAACGTAGCATTAACTCCTATAGAATCTGTTATCCTCTTCATCATATACTCTTGAACGTAAGGCAGTCGTAACGCTTTACTAGCACTAACTCTACCACTCTCCCCTTGTGCATATCCAGCATCTTGACTAGCTTCGGATATACTACAACCTTTGGCTACGAGTGTATCAACTAGCAACATTTGTTTCCTAGTTAACTGTCGACGACCATTGTCTAAAACTGAACTCATATCAACCCCCTAGTCCCCCTTGTAGAACACATTATAATTCTATGTCAACAGACAATGCGTCATCATACCTATCAAACTACAAATCCAACTGCAAGGAGTATTCTTTCAAGTTATTTAAAACGTCAAGCACTCCTAAGACTTTGAAACGAAACAAACCAAGAGTGATAGGATCAACGTCACAGACACATTTATAAAAGAAAACAATACACACGCACCCATTCTCCACGCTGAAGTGCGCGTGGAGCCGAGAATATTGTTTTCTTTTATTTAAGTTTTACTATTCGCAAGTGAGCTTTTAGCGAGTGGGCGAATAGTAGTTTTATTTTTGCGTACACGCAGATAAATGTATCTGTTTTGGATGACCTATCACGGTATGTTCCGTTACAAAGCCTAAGGAGGGCTAAATGACTAACTTAAATAACTTGAAAGAATACTTAGATAATAAATTAAACGAAGATGAAAGGTCTAATAACTTATTCCCAAAATCTACAATTACAAAAGGATTTTGTGACCAACTTCAATATATCATTGACAATAAGAGAAAAGATATCTCAGTCAGTGAAACACAAGCCAAAGATATAATGGGTTCTGTATCATCCACCGACCAAATCGGCGCACCCCATTACAACGAGTACGACCTTCAAAAGATTCAATACAAGATTGAAAGTATGGAATCAGAAATTGAAAGTATCTCAATAATACTTAAAGACTTTGAGAAATTACATAAAGATGTCTCTGGAAATAAATGGCTTCCACGAAACAAAAGAACTTCCTCAAAGAATAAATCTTCAACATTCTTTAATAAAAGATTCAAAACTGCATAGGATAGAAAAAGGAATCAGGCTTCACGGTCTGATTCCTTTTTTTTTATCGACGCGACAAATCCTCGACCTACCTGAGTTGCAGTGGTAGTCGTCGTCGACATTAATATTGCTAATTATAATTGATAACAAGGAGTAAATTATGACAGAAGAAAAAACGTTAGATGATTTTACAATCTATATAATGTATTGCCACGATATGAATGATCTTAACTTTGATACAATGACAATGGAAAGATACATTCGATTATTGAATCTTGGTAAGTTTGAAGAAACCAAATACATAATCTTGCAAGATGTTGAAGTAGCAAGAGCAATGACTAGGATGAACAAGTCGTGAGTAGGATGGGTCAAATCAAACTAGCTGGATGGTTAAGTATTCCATTATGTATTGCTATAATATATGTAATACAAACTCATCCACTTATGTTTCCTTATCCTGGCATATGGCAAATTGTAGTAGCTGGGATAACTCTCAATACATTCATTCATTTAACAATAACACTTCCAAGATGGGAGAAAGATTCAATAGCAAACTTAGAAGCTAAAGAACATAAAGCATATATGAACAATGAATACTCAGTAGGTATAGTTTGGGGTCACGATCCTGATTCATACGAAGAGTATTCATTCTCTTCAGCTAAAGAAAAGTTTGCATTTTTAGATGGAGTTGAAGAAGGATGTGGATATTTATCTTGTGAATTTATAGGCGACGATTATGGTTGCTCAACATTAGAACAGTATATTGAGGAGAATGAATGATGGATTTTAAATCAGAACATTTTAAACTTACTGAGCTTTCAGAAAGATTATTAATTCGATTAGAAAGATATCAAAAAGCATATGATATATTGTCAGAGCATTTTGATTTATTACCTGATGATGTTAAAGAATCTGTTGATCAAGCATTAAAAGAGGAGGAACTATAATGAATAAAGCAGATAAGATTGTTGATTTAATTATCAATCGCATTGAGAAAGGTGTCAAAGATAAATGGCAAATGCCCTGGCATAATTCTGATTTTAGATTTCCAATCAATACCAAAGGTCACGAGTATCAAGGATTGAATTGCTTTTGGTTGTATATGGTAAAGGACCAGCAAAATTACAGCAGTAATCAATGGGGTACTTATCAGCAATGGAAAGAAATAGGTGGTGATGTTGCTGGACAATCAGCGACTGCCTTCAATCAATACATCTTGCAACCCAAACTCCGAATGGATGACGACGACAATCAATTATGTTATGGCTTCAAAGCGTGGGCTGTATTCAATCGTGATCAAGTCAAAGGTATTCCAAGACAACCACATCCACAAACATTTGTAACAAAAGAAATGATTACAGATAAAGGTATTAAAAATCAGACAGCAAAATGGTTTGATAATATTCCAGCAGTAATAGAAACTGGCTACAACAAGGCTTGTTATGTACCATCTAAAGATATAATTAAGATGCCTGACTTTGATCAATTCAAATCAGACATTGATTATTATACTGTACTTGGACACGAGATTATTCATTGGACAGGAGCAAAGCACAGGCTCAATCGTCAGCTATCACAAGAAAGAAAAGAGTATGCTTTTGAAGAACTGGTAGCTGAACTTGGTACTGCCTTAATCGCTGCAAATCTAAAGATTCAATCAAAGCCTACAACTAATACAACTGTCTATGTAAATGGTTGGTTGAAAGCTATGAAACAAAAACCAAAGGTGTTGTGGGATGCAATGTCTTTGGCTAAGTATGCAGTATCGTTTTGCAATGACTTACAAAAGAAGAACATTGCTAAACAAATGCATAAAGAAGTTGCATAATCATTGCGTTTATGCAACAATAAATAACCATTGATAAATAAATAGGAGAAGGAACGAATGAATTTATCAAACAGTGAAGCCATGTCGGCTGACAATTTACTTAATCGTATTGCTACTAAACTTGTTGACTCACTCAAACGAGAGTTTGGTGACTCACCTATCGAATGTCTTAGACTCATACAAGAGATGCGAGACAATGGTATTACTATTCCAGTTGAAAGTCCTATTGGAGAATTTGAAGTTGAATGTAGTAATGTTCTTGATGCACGAGCAGAAGAAGCAGAAGCACGTGCAATAATGGCTAACAAGGATGGAGATTATTAATGGCTGATATATTTAAGAATGTCGTCGACATTGGTGCAAAAGAAAGTATGAAAGAGATAGACTTTCAGATTGATGCAAAGATAAAACTCAAAGTTTATCTGTCAATAAATAAAACAACACCAGGCTTTTATAAAATAGCAGAACAAGAGTTAGTTAATATCAACAGACTTATTGAAGATTATATGAAAGGCAATAAGTATTCTGTCGAGAGTTTCCAATGGTCTTGTAGTCAGGAGGAAAGCAATGGATAAACCAGCTAAGGTATATTATATTCCAGCAACTAGATTTCTTGGTATTCAATTAGATATTGCATCTAAATGGATGGAAGATAAATATGGTATGAGT